TTCCGAGTTGGCCCGGCCCGGTGCATCTTCGTCGCCTTGTCCTCCATACCCGCCGTGCGCCTTCCACCTGAAGGCCGTCCATGTTTCGGGCATGGCGTGTTCACCATCGTAGCCGCACAGCGCGATTCTCATACGCGGGTCGTCGGCAACCGATAGTGCCCATTCTCGTACCCGGTGCGCGACGGTCAGGTCTTCCTTGCGGTAAAGCGTCTCGTTCCGGTTCGCCTCGGCTGAGTATGGCGGGTCCAGAAACACGCCGGTCAGGCCTTGCTTGACCGTCGGCGTCGGCCCGCAGACCCGCGACCAGTCGCCACAACAAACCCGGACACGCTTCAGCCTTGCGGCCAAGTCGGCAAACCAGTTGTAGATTCCGCCGTTCTGCCCCTTGCCGGAGTTGACGCCCTTGCCGGGCGAGTAGGCCGAGCTTAGAATCACTAGCTTCCTGTTCACTCCCTGCCCCAAGTTGCCGAGGTGGACTAGCTTCCTGTTCACTCCCTGCCCCAAGTTGCCGAGGTGGACTAGCTGCCCATCTTTGACTTGCCACGGGCCGTTGCCGGAGCAGAAGCCGGAGCCAATCCAGCAGCACAGACCCCAGCACCACCAGCCTGCAATCTTGGCGTCGTAGAAGTCCGGGTCGCCCTCAAGCCGCGCCTGTAGCGAGTCCTTCTGACCGACAAGCCAAGCGTGCCGGGCGTGCAGGTCGTTCTCGTTGACCGGCCAGTCGGCAAACTCGGCCACGCGCTCAGGCGCGGCGGTTACGGCCCGCCAGAAGTTGCTCACCAAGCCGTCCGCGTCGTTCACGGTTTCGCACCGACCGGACGGCCACGGGGAATTGAGCAAGACGGCCCCGGAGCCAAAGAACGGCTCGACGTAGTTCTCGATGTTGCCGAACCGCCGCCAGACCTCACCGGCAATCTTGGACTTGCCTCCGAAGTAGGGGAAGGGAGCTTTCACAGAATCATGTGCCGGGAAACCGCGTCGCCGCAGAGAATCGTCAAACGAGCCCCAGGAGCCATGCCTGCACCGCCCCATCGTCCGTCAGGTCCGGTCGGTTCAGTGTCAGCCACGCGCAACGGGCCTCCGCGGTCATGCCGGCCCACTGCTGGCGGGTCATGGGTGTCGGCGCACGACCCTCGCACTCCTGCAACGCCGCAGTGCCGGCCACGCGCTCGACCGCGGACACTGGCGTCTCGCTGGCCCGACTGGCAGCCCGCCGCCGACGCATTGTCTCGCGCTGGCAGGCCCGGTACTTGTCCGGGTTGCGCTCTCGCCATGTCTGGCGTTCGCTCATGTGTACCTCCTAGAGTTCTAGCTTTCCCTGCCGGGTCGCGGCGTCGATACGGGCGCGGGCAATGGCGGTCATGGGTGATGTTCCTTGTGCATCGCAAACATCGCAATCGGTCTTGACCACATCCTCTGAAGCTCACGCCATTGATGGTCGGCAAGATTCCCGCCCTTACTTCTGTCCTCTACCGGAGGAGCCATCGGGTCACGATAGAGCATAGCGAACGGCAATGCCCCCCACTCCCAAGCCGTTTCTAGCCGTGTCGTGGCCCGCTCGATTGTGTCACCTTCGTAGCCGACCAAAACGTAAACGCCAATCTGCCGCTTCCGCAAACCGGCCCGCGCCAAACGTAGCACGGCATCCTTGACGGGTTGCTCATCAGAGGTCAAGTCATAAGCGGTGGTCGCGCGATAGAGATGAACTCCCCGCAATCGCTCGACGAATCCGTCCGTGATGCGTCCGGCCTCCAGCCCTCCTATGAAATCCACATTCCGTTGTGTCGCCAGCATTGAGAACACGCGGTCAAGGTGCGCTTCGGAACAGGCAGTCAGATTGTTGTCCTGAATCTTGTATCCGGGCGTGATGGTTTTAAGTTCTCGCAGCTTCCCCTCGCGCTTCGGCACTAGACAGAACCAACAATCGTTCGGACACCCCCGACTTGTAAACGTCCAGCCCGGTTTGATGTAGCGGCCAGCCACAAACTCATCGCCGGGGTCATCGTAAGCTGGCCCACCGACCCGCACGACGGGATAGAACGCCCGCCAGTGCTCGGCTATCCGCTCGGCCTCTGGCTTGTCCCAAGTGAAGATGCACGAAACGTGAACCTCGTCCGCTTCCGGCCTGAACAGTGGCGGCTTACCGACAAAGGCCAAGTCGTCGGTTGGTGTCTGTGACGTGCGACGAGGGAACACGCGGAGGATTTTCATACGTCGAAGCTCCCCGGCGCGAAGTCGCGCATCACGGTCAGGCAGTCGCCCCGAATCACACGCGCTTCGCTCACTCCGCCCTCCCCATCCTCTGCATCAGCCACGCCCACTTGGCCCGCAGCCAGCGCAGCAGCCGGTAGCGCAGCGGGATTGGGCGGTTCAGGAAGTCGCCGCCATCGTAATGGATGTGTTTCACTCCACCTCAAATTTGGTGCGGCGTGGACGGCGGGGCGGACTGTAGGTGCAGCAGTACTTTGGGATACTACCGTTTTCCTTAACGTAAGACATGACTAGATTGTGGTCGCCCACGCCGCAAATAGTGAGGCCGCAAGGTGGATGCCAGAGCGTTCCAAAGGGAGGAAGGAACGGACTGCACCTGCGGCCTCGAATTGTGAATGGTTTGCTCTGACATCGGAGAGAATCTTACAGAAGAAAGGTCAGGTTGTCAAGGGGAAACGAGCCGAGAGCAGGAATCGAACCTGCAACATCCGAGTTACAAAGACGGCGCTCTGCCATTTGAGCTATCCCGGCGAGAAGATTGTATCTTGTCCAATGGAATAGGTCAAGAAGGAACTTGCCTAAAACGACGTTGTGCAGCATGAAGTTTCAGATGTTCCGAGTTACCCATAATGCACAGGTTCTCTGGTCGATTGTCAGTCTTGATTCCGTTGATATGGTGGACTATTTCCTTAGACGTGAGTCTTCGCCCCAACTTTCGGGCAGCGATTACACGATGTTCAAGGACAAGACTGGTCGGAGTGACCAACTTACGGTCTGATTGACTCACTGAACCGATTGGAGCGGCGCGGTATCCTCTTGGAGTTACTACGGCTGACCTCAGAGCTTTACGTGTTGTACGTATTGTCCGACAGTCTGGACAGAGTTGGTGATGTGGCGAGCGTTCCTCGTGGAAGCTGCCACACTTGGGACAAATCAATCCCCATGATGTATTCCCGGATTCGTCCAACCGCTTCCACATTATTCGGTCTAGCGCACTATCGCTCATGGCAAGTCTTGGCATGACCACTTCTTCACTTCGGTCGCTCCCCGTCGTTGAACATGAACGCCAGAGCGGCGGACATACGACGGGGTTTACGACCGAGTTAGTTTCTTGGTTGGTCTGACATTCATGTTCTCTGTGATTGTAGCGGAAATCCCTTGATTGTCAACCTAAAACGAGGAACAACCCGCGTGGGGTTGTCTCTCGTTCTTCAATTCCGACTCAGACCGACGACCAAGAATACAATCTGATTCTTGGTTTGTCAAGCAATTCCTTTTCTGTCCCCTCTCCTAAGAACCTCTCCCTCTCTTCTTTTAGTATAACTTTCTTAGAAGCGCCCTCTCTCAACGCTGTCCGTTTCTACGCCGCCCCCTACCCCCAAAGCGCGTTTCGGCTTTTAGATGGCTTGCGCCAGCCGCAGGGCGTAACTGCGGTCAGATAGGAATTGAAGGAGAACGGAACGGAGAGCCGGACGCGAACTACAAATTGTTGTCCCGTTGAGGAATGATACTCGCCGTTTCGCTTTTGTCAAGCGGTTTTTTACGTCCGCCACGATTCCGTTTGACAGCCCCCCTCCGTCTGGTGTAAGATATGGCGTGCCAGAACCGAGTTCAATCAAAGCCGCCGCGCTCCTTCGTGGACGAGGACGGAGTGTTCCTAAACCGCAAGGAAGCCTACGACCGGGCCGTTCAGTGTGGCCAGATAGTCGCCGACGGTGGAGAACGCTGCCTGACTTCCGAGATGCTGAAACCATGACCCGCGACGAGTTTCCGCGCTGGACAGCGTGCAAAACGTGCGCCAAACTGAAAGGCTGCTGTGGGGCGAGCAAACGGGTTGCGTCCTGCGTGGACTACCGACGTATGGACGAAACGGGCAAAGGTGATGGGGAAAAGCGCCGAGCGTGACCGCCGGGCTAGGGGATGGGCCGTGTCGGCCCTCTTGGTGGGACTGATTTTGGCTATTATGGTGTGTCTGCTATTCGGGCCGCATACGACAACTTCTAAGCCTGAGCATGGCTATCTAGATTATTATGGACAGTCATTTGGGCCTGAAGGTAACTCCCTCGACAGCAGTTTTCTCGGTTGGATGAGTAAGTCTACGGCTTTCCGGCAATTCAGAACGGGGAAATAGGCTAGTCAACCAGAAAAGCGGAAATATACCAAGGAAAGGCGGGAATATACTGATGGATGCAGTCCAACAGGTGGACGAAGTGCTGAGACAGGCGTCAGGAACCGGGCTGACCGGGTTGCTGGTAAGTCTTGCCCCTGCGAAGGTTTTGATTGACAAGGAGACGCGGAGGCGGGTAGAATAGAACACCGTGGAAATTGACTCGGCTGCACAGCAGTCCACAAACGCCCCCGTAGCGGACACGCAATCCGTTTCGGGGGATGTTTCTAAAATGCCGTGGACGCGCAACCCCCGCATGAGCGCGAAACGTCGCCAAGCGGCGGCTCGTGGCATGGTCGTTCTGCGTGCGCGGCTTTACGAGGACAAGGACGGCGGCGGTATGCCGATAATGCCGTTCGAGCGCAAGGGGAAAGACCTCATCATGCGCGTGTTGCTGGAGGGGGTGGACGCTGAAGTTTGGGCCGGTATCAAGGAAACCTTCAAGGGCAACAAGCCATACCTGCTGATGGACAAGACCGGGATTGTGTGCCAACTACGGGACACCATCGCTTCCGGCCAGAAGACAATCCGGCACAGCAAGGATAAGATTCTAGAGGTGCTGCCGAAGGGCACGGACTTGCCCTCGGGCATCGCGTGGGGCGACTTCACGGAACGACAGCTTGTGGCGTTGGCCCTGTTGACGGATGTCATGTCGTCCAACACGCGGGCGCAGGTGGCCGCGATTGCCGGAGTCGAAGTCGAAGACTTGAACAAGTGGGAGAGCAACGACAAGTTCCTCCGGGTGAAGTGGTGGTTGCTTGAGCGTCAGAAGCATCGGATACGCGAGGAAGGCATGAAGAACCTTGCGACCGGGCAGCAGTCGGAAGACGAAGCCATGAAGTTTGCTTGGACGAAGCTGGGGCTGGAAGTCCTCGGCTACGTTGGTCGGCGCGACAAGGCGCAGACGCAGGCGAAAGACTCGAAGCTGGTGGAAGACGTACATGCCGAGCTTGGAGATATGTCCCAGTCAGACAAGGACATACTCGCCCACGACCTGCAACTTACTGTCGCCATCCTGACCGGAAAGAACCAAGTGATGTTGAGCGGCGACGGAAGCACGCTGAGCGTCAAAGCAAAGGAAGAGCCAGATGTCTAAGTCAACAAACAAAGCGAGCCGCAAGTGAAGAACTCGGCTCTCGGCGTTGCCTTGAAACGCGCTCTGAGAAACGTAAACGGAGAAGGTTCGCTGAGTTCTCAGGTGAGCGTCGGATTCATTCTGGAGCCGGGCAAGAAGGGTGAGCGCGAAGGCGTGCAGGTATTTGTGAGAGCAATCAGGTTCAGCGAAAAGAAGCTGGCTGATTTGCCTGATACCGGCGGGTTGCTGGCGAAACTATGAGGAGTCACCGTGCCCTATAAACGAGAAGGCAGCACGATTCTCAAGCAGGAGAAGGACGGAACTTGGCACGTGAAGGACAAGTGTTCGTCTGTGGATAACGCAAAGAAACAACTCCGATTACTATTTGGTGTCGAAAGAGGCTGGACCCCTACGAACAAGAAGTAATGGTACTCCACGAATGGCAATGCGAACGTTGCGGCGCTTCCCGCGCCGAGTTCCTGTCTGCCTCAGCAGTCGGTGACAGTCGCGGTCAGCGTCATCCGTCCGGCGAGTCATGGCCGTGCAAATGTGGTGGGCGGCTGCGGTACGATTTCGGTGGGCAGATTGGAATTACGAACCACTTCCCCTTTGCTCGTATGCCGGACAAGTATCGGGACGCGACCAAGGAGAAGTATCGCCTGTTCAACGCCAGCCTTGACACGCAGGCCAGCTACGCACAGGAGAAGCAGGAACGTAAATCGGGCGAGGCGCGGATTGCGCGTGAGGGCAGGAAAATCATGGTGGGAGGCAGGGCGTGACCCAGACCGGCCCTACCATCATCACGTCGCCGCTCAACGCCGACCAACGGCGTGTTGCGGAAGGAATACGGTTTCTCGCGGGGTCAAGGCTTGTGTTCTTCGCAAAGTACGTCTTGGGTTACGACTGGCTGAGCGAAAGAATCCACGGGCCGCAAGGGGACTTCCTGACTTCATCGCTGTTCCGCAAGTACCGCAAGTCGGTTCAGTTCGTCCGGCAACCTGATGATAGCCCCAAGTGGGAATACGGCTGCAACCGCCCGCGACTACCGAAGCCTCCGCCTGACTGGAATGGTACGGAAGAGTCTGATGAGTTCCCGAGAATCACGCAGGACTTCGGACGGAAGTGCAAGTTCTTGGCGGCTCCTCGGAAGACCGGCAAGACCAGTCTTGGCACTCACGGTCTGTCTCTGTTCGTGCCAGCCGTCTGCAATCCGAACTTTGCCTTAATGATTGTGTTCGGGTCGCAAGACCTGTCGGACTCGATGGGCAAGCTCATCAACGATACCATCTACAACAACAAGCTGTTCCGCTACTTCTATGGCGGGTGGGAAATTGGAAGTCCGTCCATACAGGAGCGCACCAAGTTCTTCTCCTGCCGTAAGAAGTCAAAGCGCGACGTTTCGCTGCTGATGACCTCAGTGGGGGCGAAGATTACCGGACTTCACCCGGACGGTATCATACTGGATGACCCGATTGACGAGTCGAACTGTCGGTCTGAGGCTGCGCTGCAAGACATTGAGGACTTTCACAATTCGCTGTTCGCGCTTGACCCGGAAGCCATGTGGGTGTTTGGTACGCGCTGGGGACCGACTGACCTTTATGGTCAACGCATCATCGGCCAGTTGAGCGACGTGTATGACATCTACCTTCGCGGTGCGCGGAACCCGGACGGCTCGTTGTGGTATCCAGAATGGCAGAACGAAAAGTTCCTTGCTGGCAAGTTGACGGCGATGGGCAAGTTCCTGTTCCAGTCGCAGTATTTGAACGTCGGCGTATCACATCTTGAGAACCCTTTGAAGTCTGAGCAAATCAAGTCATTCGACCCGGACGACGAGAAGGTCATCCCGAACCGCAGAAACGTAACGCGGTTTCTGTGGTGTGACCCCGGTGGCGCGCGTGGAACCGGCCCGTGGGGTATGGCGGTGATTGACTTTGCGCGTGACGCCGAGACAGACGAAACGCACCTGTGGGTGCGCGACGTTATCAAGGCCAGAATCACATCTCACAAAGCGGCGGAAGCGTTCTGCAACCTGTGGTTCGTGTGGCGGCCGGACGCTTTTGGTATTGAGAATACAGGGTTTTCGCAGTCGTTCATTGACGAAACGCTGAAGCCGATGCTGCGGAAGCGCAATATCCTCATGCGGCTGACCGAGACAAAGCCGGGCAGAGATTCTAAGCCAGCCCGCGTGGCCGAAGTCAACAATTCCTTTGGCGTCTTGCTCGAACAGGGCCGGATTCACATTCCGCGTGATACCGACGGCACGAGGCAAGGCATCCGCGCGCTGCGTTCTGAGATTGCCATGTTCCCGTCCGGCACATTCGACGCGCTGGACGCCATCGCCGCAGCCACGGCCTACGCATTTGAGAACGACTGGTTTCCCGGAGCCAAGGCCGCGCCGGTTGCCAAGATGAACGACTACGACATGCTGATGGAAGACGCTTGGCGGTCATTGCGCGACGGCGACCGGCGGAGAATGGCAGGTTACGGCGTAAGTGACGACCTTTTGATTGGCGAAGCTCTGCGCGAGATGGGGTTCCGCGACGTGAGCAAGCAAGAGGAGGAACTACGAGTAGCGTCATAATCAGTTGTACCATTATTGTCCTCTGCGCTATTGTCGGGTTTTCGTTCTGGCTTCGCAAGCAGTTTCACAGTATGGTCGCGGAACTATCCGTTGTCGGTTGCCCGATGGTTGGCGACTTGACGGGCAAGGTCGCGGAACTTGAGCGGGCACTTGCGGCCACGGAATCTGAGGTGTCTGAGGCTGCTACTCTGGCACGGTCAGCGCAGGCGCAGGCCGCCGCCATAGTAGGGGAACGCGACGATGCCAAGATACTCACAAACCTGCCGACTCTCTCCGACCATGAGGTGTTTGGATTTACCGTATGAGCATGTCAAATCAGGATAAGCTGGCAACGGCTGGTCCGGTCGGTATGCGGGCCGCTGCGTTTATCGAGCAGGCGAAGGAGCAGATTGCTGCCGCCGAGAAGCACATGGCGAAGTGGAACGCCCAGCGCAAAGAGAACATGGAGATGCTGTTGGGCAACCAATGGTGCATGACCGACCCAATGACGAAGGAACTGAAAGACGGGCGAATCATCCTGCGGCGCAAGGGCTACCATACGTTTCTCACCGACAACGTGCTTCTCGATTTGCTCACCAAGGGCGTCAATTCGGTGTGCGGTGAGATTCCGCGCTTTGAGGCCATACCCGCGTCCAGCCAGCAACAGGACTTCGTGAAAGCCAAGTATGTCACGCGGCTGATTCCCGGCCTATGGTATCATCGTAAGGCCGTGAGCTTCCTGCGGAAGTGCATCACCGGGGCGCGTTACTACAACCTGTTCTTTGGCAAAGTGGTGTGGAATCCGAGAATGGGGAAAGTGGTCAACGGCAAGCTGGAAGGCGACATTTCGCTCATTGGCATCCCGCCTATGTCAATGTTCGTAGACCCGTCGGCAATGCGGGTCATGCCTGAGTGCATCGAGGAAACCGACGCTCGGTGGTTGTTCGAGGCGGGAAAGATGACCGTGGCAGAACTCAACGCGATGGTTGAATTGCCGCGAGACGGCAAGACCCCGACTGGCGGAGATTATGTCCGTTGTTTGCCGCCGACCGGCTATCAACTCGCGCCAGCCGACAGCGCCCACGATACGATCGAAAACGCGGAAGTGACTGCCGACGCTTTCAAGCCCGAGATAGTCAACGTGCGCGGCAAGGACGGCGAGTTGCTTGGCATGTCCAAGATTCGTCGGCTACTCTACTACGCACAGCCGAACGAAGAGTTCCCGCGTGGTCGTTACTGCCTGATGCTGCCGGATAGCGACTACTGGGTCATGGAATACCGCGAGTGTTTGCCGGATGACGAGATGGTGGGCGACAAGGAACTGCCGGGCTTGTCCCCGTTCTGCACGTTCTGGGACGAGCAGGTGGCCGGTCAGCTTGCGGGCCACAGCCGCACCGCAGAGGCCATACCGTATCAGCGGGTACTCAACCAGACGATTACGGACATGGGAGAAACCAAGCGGCGATTCAAGCCGGTGACGTGGGTTGACCGCGACCTCGGCATTGACATGGACGGCATCCGAGAGAACACGCCGATTGGAACCGTCATGCCCTACGTGGCTCGCGGTAACAATCCGTTGCCAGAAACACGGTGGCCGGAAGCTGTCGAACGGTTCCTGAACGAGTGCCGTATGGATGTTCAGTTCTACACCCGGCGCATGGAAGATCGGATGGGCGTTCACTCCATGCTCTCCGACAATACCCGCCAAGTGAGTGCTACCGAGTTTGCTCACAACATGCGGATTGAACAGCAGTCTACGACCGGCGAGGCTGCGGGAATAGAAGAGGTTTCCGTTATCCCCATGACCAAGTTGATGCTCCAGCAGTACCAGCGACACGCGGGAGCCGACCGCATGATTCTCACGATGGCCGACCGCAACCGTTCGGAAGTGATGCAGGTCATGGCGGAGGACATTGACTTCAAGGACATCATCATCACCGCAGCTGGAAGCTCCGTGCCCTTGAATCGGGCGTTGCAGAAGGCAGAAGTGGTCAACCTTGCTACGTTGGGCGTCTTCACGGACAAAGACCCAACCGAAGCCAAGCGCAAGGAACGCTGGATGATGGACTTGATGAATCTTGAATCGTCGGTCGAAGAGTCCGGCGACCAGCTTGACATCAACAATGCCCGCGCTGAGAACATGAGAATTCTGGGCGGTGAGGACATCACGGTCCCGCGTCCCGGCGACAACGATTCGATTCACCTTTACGGGCCGCTCTGTCATTCTGAGTTTATGAAGCTGCCGGAGTTCCGCGACCAGCCGAAAGAGAAGTATCAGAAGCAACTGGAGGTGCTGCAAGCCCACAACGCGGCGCATTACCAGCGACTTGAGGACAAGAGCCAGATACTCGGCGTCCCCGTGGCTGACATTGTTTCGGCTGCTCTGTCGCGTGTCAAGCCCGGCCCGCCGATGGCACAGGGCCAGCAACCGCCCGGCCCTACGGGCGGGTTGCCACCGCCTCCCGGTACGCCCGTGGACTTCACGAACGCTAACGGGGTCAGGACGTATCAAGAAACTCCCGGCCCCAAATCCGCAAACCTTGTTGGGCCGTCGGCGGCTGAACCGCAACCGGCGCAACCCATCATTCCCCAAACCCTAAACCCTCAACCTGGAGGTATCTAATGAGAGCGAAACTCTCGATTGCCATCCTCGCCGTCGCCCTGATGGTTGGGCTGGCTCCCGCCTACACGAACCTGTGGGTGACTCCCTATTTTTCCTACCAGCTCATGGGAGGCACGGCGAAGACGACTACGCCGAACAACGTGGACGCTCCCGTCAACTTCTGCACCATCATGGAAACGCTCCACGTGGCCGTACACGTCGGGGTCTGCACGTTGACTGTTACCAACGCGAACGGGGTTTATGACCCGCTCATCTGGTGTCTCGACGGTACAGTCGGTGTCAAGATAGGACTCCCGGTGGCCGTAAACTCGAATACGTATACTCCTTTCGGTCCCTTCGCGGATTCAACCGCAGTGCAACTGGCGGGTCACTGGAAGAAGTTTATCCTCTACATTTCGGCTACGGCGGATTCGGTACAGGCTCACGGTTACGTCATGGTCGGGTCGTCCGCGCCGTCTATTCAAAACACGCACCTGAAGTAGCATGACTTACGCGACGGCCCGCGATTGCACGGTGCGCGGTAGCGCCGTCGTAGTCCTTATCGTGCATAAACCCCTAAACCATAAGCCGGACGAACTCCGCAAGGAGAATCTGGCAGAGGAGCTATGAACACACTCAGATTCGGACGAACCTATCTCAGCCCGGCTGCTGATGGCGGCGGCGCTGCGGAGGAATCCGGTAAGGCAGCCGAAATGGTGACGGTTGCGGAAGCGAAAGAACTCACCGTGACAGAATTGGCGAATCTCAAGGTCAAGACTGAAGACGGCGAGGTAATCTCCGGCAAGGAGTTCACCGAGTCGTGGCGCAAGCAGCCTGACACCGACCGTATCTTGAATGAAAAGAAGGCGGAGCTACAGGCTGAATACGACGCCAAGCTCAAGTCTGAAACCGAGAGAATCTCGCAGCAGATGGAGTCGGCAAGCACCGGCACTCTCAACAAAGTTCTGGAGGCACTGCAAATCGGCCTTGGTAAAGGGTCGAACCAGAAGCCGCTTACCAGAGAACAGAAGGTCGCTGCTATCATCGAGAAGATGGGGCAGGAGGGATGGAACGCTGGCATCCCCGACCTAGTTGACGCCGGTTCTTCTGAGGCCAAAGCACTGATTGAAGAAATCAGAGGGGAACTTAACCTCAGCAAGAAGGAAATCGCCGACCTCAAGGGACAGCGGAAGCAGGACAATCTCAAGGCGTTCTATCAGGAAGAAACCCGCGCGATTCAGGCCATCTTTCCGGGCTACAACCCGGAAGGGGAAGACCAGAAATCCCTGACCATCCGCACTGTGCTTCTCAGCGAGAGGCCGATGCCGAACATTCTCGGCAACCAGACTCCGGGGAACAAAACCCTGCCGGGCGAAGTTGCCACGAAGGTTCTGGCATATCTGAAGGCGGAGTCCGCCAAAGAGAAGGCACAGGAATTGGCGGACGAGAAGAAGTGCCGGGACTCGCGGGCCACCGTGCCCGCCGGTAGAGCCTCGTTCGAGGTGTCCGACGAACTACAGAAAGAAATGGCGAAGGCACAAACGCCTGCGGAACTACAAGTCGTCAGGCGCAAGATGATGGAGGCGCAGCAGTAGCCATGCAGCGCTCCGTTGTCACGCCCAAGCCTGAATAGGAGAATAACATGAGCATGGCAACTCTCAGTTCGGTCAGCAACGTCCTTGCGAAGACGGCTGGCACGAGGGCGGACATCGCCCTCAAAACCTTTCCCTTGTGGCAGTTGCTCAAGGGCAAGGCCGGTTCCGGCAAGCTGATTGGCCGGAGCGTGAACGGAAAGAAGACATACTACTGGTCGCGGCCCGTTCCGACTTCGACCGGCGACAACGCGGGCAACATCGCGGAAACCGGCACGCTCGCGGCTTACAACGCCTCCACGGCAGACGAGGCGCTGTACTCGCTGCTCAACACCGTTTCCACCATCCAAATCAGCAACCTCGCTCTCAACACCGGGGCCATCAACTCGTCCGTGGACGACGACGACGTGAAGATTCAGGAAGACGGGATGATGAAGGACTGGCGCGTCAAGATGATGAACGGGTTTATGGGCCAGCATCAGGGCTGGATAACCTCCGTGCGTGAAGCGTCAACCGACTTGGTTGTCGGCGTCCGCGACACCGACCTGTTCCTCATCGGCCAGTATATCAACTTCTACGCCTTCACCGCCCCGTCCACGTGGACGAAGAACACCGGCCCCGGCACGTCCGGCAAGTGCCTCATTTCGGCGGTTCATCCCGAGACGGACGCCGACATGACCGGCCCGCACATCCACATCGCGGTCAACGGCAGCACAATCGCGGCTGGCAGCTTCATCACGTTCGACGGCCAGTACAACCTCGCCAACTACGGACTCGGTGACGGCATTCAGGCCGGAGCCGACATCACCTGCGGCAACTACACCATCACCAAGGCGCTCACGACCTACGCCAACCTCTCGCGTTCGACCTACCCCGATCTCGTTTCCCTCATCTACCAGCCGGACGGCCCCGGCGGTGTCGGCGCTCCGTCCGTGGCGCGTCTCTTCACGTGGATTGCCAAGATTGCGGCCCATCAGGGTGAAGGCAAGGCCGACATCGGGCTGTGCTTCGGGCACTCGCACACCATCACGAGCGTCTGGGAGATTCTGGCGGCTACCCGCACTCTCGGATTGCCGAGTGGCGGGCGCATCGCCTACGGCGCAGACCTCGAACCGACCATCAACCACCCGTCGCTGATTAAGCCCGTGAAGTTCGAGGGGCATATCGGTGCGAAGAAATACTGCCTGACCGCGCTCAAGCTCTCCGACCCGGAGGACTTCTTCGTGCGTGATACCGACGCCCCGCACTACATCAACAAGGGCGATGTTAACGGTATCTTCTCCTATGACGGCTTCCCCGGCGGTGGCTATCACGCATGGTCGGCGGTCTTCGACTACATCTGGGGCATGATTCTAAATTCTCGTGCCCACAGCATGTATGCCGGAATCTCGTTGCCCACCGAGGAGTCGGTCGCTTCTTGAGCGTAACACAGGAGGGCGGGACGCAAGTTCCGCCCTCCCCCACCTGCAGAAAACCGATGTCCGCAGAACATCGGGCAAGGCTATCTGCTTTGCAC